CGGACGGCGTCGGGGCTACTGTATGAACGAGTGATAGCGCTTGTGCGGGCCTCGGACGACTGCCGCGAGGCGACCGGAAACGCGAACGTACACGCCAGCGCGTCTGCTGCGTCAGGGGAGGCTAGCCCGCGTGCTTTCATGTCCTTCTTGCTCTCCAAGAAGACCGTTCCCGATGAATCGGGCTTGACCTTCGGCCCGGTGAGGTCGATCTTGAGCTGCCGATCGGCCGGTATGTGCGCGGACTTCAGCCACTCCCGCATCGCGCCCCAAAGCTCGGCGCGCTTGTTGCCCCACATGACCGGGTTCTTCGACTTCCAACCAAAGTTGACCCCACGCACCTTATACCGCTGTTCTGTCAATCGGTCAAGGATGCCGTAGCCCAGCCCACCCTCGTCCAGCACCGTGAGCGTGGGCTTGTACTCCTCGATCGCGTCGATCACGTGCCCGACCACCGTCATGGTGTCGTCGCCCCTGTACCGCTTGATGTGCAGCAGGTCGCGCCCTTGGCGCACGACGATCACGGTGCTGTCGGCGCCCGACCGTGCCGGGTCGACGCCGATCACGATGGGCGCGTCCGGATCTTTATAAGGCTTGCGCTTGGCCGCCTCGTCGGGCAGGTGCGGCGGGATGAACTGGTCGTCGCCTGTCGCCGGGAACTCACCGTACACCTCGATCCGCGCCTGCGGGCTGTCCTCGCCGTACTCCGCGATGATCTGCTCGTAGACGCTCTTGTCGGTGTCCTCGACGTCGCGCGCGTCGATGTTCTCCGTGACCCAGAAGTCACGTTTTGAATTGAAACACTCAAAGAAGTACCCTGAGTTGCGGCGCGGGTTGCTGAACGCACACCAGAACCGGTGCGGCGTGTTCTCCGTGAAGAAGCCCTGCGCCACGTCCCAGATCGAGTCCGGTATGCCTGACGCCTCGTCAAACACCAGGAACACCCCGTCTGTGTTGTGCAGACCCGCGTAGGCGTCCGGGTTCTCTTCCGACCACAGGCGCCCCTCGATCGACCAGAACCGAGTCCCTTTCTTCAGATCCCGCTCGACCAGCTCCGCGATCCACTTGGCCGGGCTGACCCGGGTGGCGCTGATCTCGAACCAATGACTGTTGATCAGTAGCGCGAGCCACTTGGTGATCTCGGCCCAGGTGATCGACCGCAGTTGCGCTTCACTATTAGCGGACACGATCGTTGTGCTGCCGATGCGGGTTGACAGCATCCACAGCACCAGCCAACTGACAAGCGCCGACTTGCCGATGCCGCGACCGGAGGCGACCGCCATCCTGAACACGCTGTAGTCAATCTTGCCGCCGTTCTCACGGATATGGTTCGCAATGCGCCGCAGGATGCGCCGCTGCCAAGCGCGCGGGCCTTTGTGCTTGGTGAGCGGTGTGTGCTCCTGCCCCCACGGGAACGCCAGCATCACAAACGCCTCTGGGTCGTCTTTGATCTTGGCAGACCAAAGACGGCTCATCAGTAGCTGTTCGTCATCCGCGCTGTACTTGGGCTGTTGCATGGGCTGGCAGCACCTCGTTCATCTGCACATCAATGACGCGGCGCTCCGCTGCCTCAAGCGCCCCTAATATACTGATCTGTTGCGCGACGTCGACCTGCACCTGCTGTTTGGCGACCCAGTCGTGCTTGTGTTTCAGGATCTCAAGCGCCGCCTTGTGGTCACCTGACAGCGCCGCCGCCATCAACACCTTCGACAGTTCAGCCTCAGCGTCGGCGCGCCCCTTCTGTTCAGCCATCTCAACTAGCGGGTCCATCTCGCGCAACCGCCGAAACTCGACCGGCAACAGCCCGGCGGCGAGCGCCAGGTTGTCGCCGTTTAGACCAAGTTTGGCTGCGTCATAGACGGACTGGAGGCGCGCCTCCGTGGCCTTCAGTTGCCGTGCGGCGATTGGCAGGGTCTTGAACGTCATGGGGTGCAATGTAACAGACTGACTTTCTGTTGTGTAGTGGTGTGCAGCAAGTTGTGTGGTGGTTTGCAGTTTGCAGAAAAAATAAAAATGTTTGCGACCCTTCCGATTTTGACCTGCCGGCGCGTCGGCCCTACCCTGGGGGCTCGCTGGCGCTGGCCTCGCGCTGGCGCGGCCGAGCTGCCAAGCTATCAGCACCTGGCCGACTATAGGTAACGGCTATCGCACCTGGGCGCCGACCGCCGACCGCCGACCGCCGACCGCCGTGGGGCAGTTGGGGCAGTGCCCCACAAATTGACGGCGCACGGCCGGATAATGGTCAGACCATTATCATCTGGGGTATCGTGGGGTGTACCCCAAACGCTCGATAGTGTGCTGCACGCGGTTTGTGGCGGTTTGGGGTCTTGGGGTAGTCTGGGGTCATTGGGGCACTCTGGGGCGGGGGGAAAAAATCGCTGCCGTGCGAGCGCGGCGGCGGGCGGCGCCGCCACGAAGGTAAGCCTGTCTGCCTATTATTTAGGCAATTTTATCTGACTAAATAAAAGCCAAAACGAATACCCCAAAAGGCATTCTGAGTCGAGAATCGCAGCGGCGCCGACTGCCCCGCCCGCCGCCCTTGGGGTAGCGCCGACAACAAACCATCGAGCAGGATCCTGCTACCCCACAGTGCCCCAAAAGGTAAGCTCTCCAGCCTGCGATAAATTGTTTGACAGACTGCTACAAAACCTGTAGCGTACAGGCTTGCAACACTTCATCAACCGATTCAGCACTGCCCCAAGGAGCTAAACCATGACACCCGAAACCACTCATGTCCGCATTCTGATCGACGCCGACGCGCGCATCGCGTTCGTGAGCGTGCGCGAGTACGACGTCAGCTATCCCGATCACCCGTGGAACGACGACGATTGCACCTACACTTCGGCCGACTACCACGGCGCCGATTGGCTCGCCGAGGCGCGGTTCGTCGCCAATGGTCTTGCCAAGCAATGGGGCTTGGTCGACATCGTCGAAAAGCGCGCCTGATCAACCTTCAAACCCTAAAGGTCCACTGCCATGCCCTACACTGTCCATCTCAGCCCCAAGTCCGCAAACGCCAAAACGGGTCCGATTCCCGTCAGCACCACGACGCGCGCCACATGCCCCGTAGACTGCGCGATGCGCGAAGGGTGCTACGCGTCGTCTGGTCCTCTTGCCCTTCATTGGTCCGCCGTCTCATCGGGCGCCCGTGGCACCGATTGGTCGACGTTCGTCGGCGCCATTGCCGACCTGCCCGATGGTCAACTGTGGCGCCACAATCAAGCCGGTGATCTGCCCGGCGACGGTCACACGGTCGACCCTGTCGCGCTCGGTCAACTGGTCGCCGCCAATACCGGCCGTCGCGGATTCACTTACACCCATTACCGTGACGCCCAATCGCTCGATTGGATTCGGCACGCCAATCAATGGGGCTTCACGGTCAACCTATCCGCTAACGATCTCGCCGACGCCGACGCGCTCGCCGATACCGGCGCCGGTCCTGTCGTCGTCGTGCTGTCGTCAGATCAAACCGACAACACCCGCACGCCTGCTGGCCGTCGCGTCGTCGTCTGCCCTGCTACGCAACGTGACGATGTGTCGTGCGCGACCTGCCAACTGTGCGCGCGTCAACGTGACGTGATCGTAGGCTTTCCCGCGCACGGCGCGCGCAAGCGCGTGATTGATATCAAACTGGCCGCTTAACATCAACCGGGCGCCTACGGGCGCCCACTGGAGCACTGACCATGAAAATCGAACTTCGTAATGTAAAAATCAGCAGCTTTATGTCACGGGAAACAACTTGCTTTATGGCGACGGTATATATCGACGGCAAAAAAGCTTCTGTCGTCGAAAATGACGGGCAAGGTGGCCCGGATTTATGGCATGACAATTTAGCCGAAAGAGCAGTCATTGAGTACTGCAAAACCTTGCCACAGCATCAATTCGACGATATGTCGATCGATATGAATGCGGAAATTTTGATCAACGAATTGCTTACTAAGCATATCCTCGCTCAAGATCTTAAAAGAGCACTCGCGAAACGAATTTTGTTTACCCGCGAAGACGGCAAAATATACGAAACTAAAACCATGCCTCGCGCGGATTTAACGCGACTACTCACGAACCCACAAATCAGCGAAAAGCTAAGGGCGACACATGTTTTAAACAGTCTGCCGTTTCCGACTGCGCTTGAACTTTATTCTAAGGTCTGAAAATGAAAACCATGACCGCTAAATTCCCCGGATTTTGCGCGCAAACGGGCGCGCGCATCCTACCGGGCGACACAATCGACTATTACGGCCGTGGCCGGTCGATCCTGCGTGCCCGCGCCGGCACCGATTCCAGCACTGGCGCAGCTCGGCCGGATCTCGACGCGCCAGATATCCGACCGACTGACGTCAGCGTGTTCAACGTGTCCGATCGATATGTCATTGGCGGGCGCGACTATTACCGCAACAAGCGCGGGCGCTGCGAAGACGCGCCCTGCTGCGGGTGCTGCACAATCTGATCTGATTCTGCTACACTC